TTCTTTGGACACAACACCGACAACTATTACAACATCAGGAAGCGCATCTTTTCCTGCAAATAATTCTTGGGGAACTGGAACAGTTTGGCAAGCAACAGCACAAACAATTACTGCGGGTGAATCTGTTTATCAGTCAGACGGTATTTATGACCCTGTAACTGGAAACACGGTCTGGAATGTCCCTTATCTTTCCGCATTGAAAGTTGGTAGCCTGTCTGCGATTACTGCTAACACAGGTAACTTGACTGTTTCTGGAACGATTCAATCTAACACGGGTGCAATTAGTGGCACAACAATGACGGGTTCAGGCGCGGTCATTTACTCGTCTGGCAACTTTGCGGTCGGTAACTCAACCAATAACATTACCTATGACGGTTCAGCAATCACACTCAATGGAACAGTAGTTTTCCCATCAAACATTAACTCAAACAACCTGACGTTAAAAGACGGTTCAGGCAATGTGATTTTGGGTAACGGCACTCCGCTAAACTTTGCCAATATTACTCCTGCGTCTGGATGGCTCAATAGCAATATTTCAATTGGTAGCAATGGAATTTTGTCGGGCGCAGGTGGCGGTACAGTTACTGCTTCTGGCATTAACGCTGTGGCAACTGATTTATCAAATGCACCCGCAGGAATCTTAAATAGCAATGTGTCTCTTGGAACATTAGGTGCGGGTGCTTTTGCTTATATCAATGCAATCACTACTGCAAATGTATCAACATACATAAATAGCGCGGCTATTGGTACGGCTCAGATTGGCGTTTTAGCGGCAGGGAACATTGGAGCAAACACAATTGACGCAAGCAAGATTGCGGCTAACACGATTACTGCTGGACAGATTGCTGCTAGTACCATCACAGCAACACAGATTGCCACAAACACAATTACTGCTGACAGAATGTCGGTGTCAACCCTATCAGCAATTACTGCCGATTTAGGAACGATTACAGCAGGTTCAATAAGCGGCTCATCTTTGAGCGTGGGTTCAAGTCCTGCGGTGTCTGGCACGACAATGACAGGTGCAGGTGCAAAGATTAACACCGATGGCACATTTGCTCTTGGCAATTCAACAACCAATATTTCCTACAACGGCACACAAATGTCGCTCAATGGCAATGTGGTTGCTACAGGAAATATCAATGCTAATGCTGTGACTTTAACTTCAAGTGCTTTTACATCCGCGACATATTTAAACACTTCAAGCGCATATCAAGATGCACAAACATTATCAATAACAACTAACGGAAGCCAAGTTTATATTGCTTCATCAGGCAGCCCCGTTGGGGGAACTTATATAGATGGCGATACTCAAGGAACTATTCAACCGCAATTTAGATTGGTTAGAGATTCAACCGTTTTAATGCAAGGCGGTTTAAATCCATCAATGTCTTATAGCGATACGCCATCAGCTGGAACTTATACTTATAGATTGCAAGTTATTAGCCAAACACTGTTCAATCTACAAGATTATGCAGGGATTTCTAATCGTTCATTATTTGCAATTGAGACAAAACGATGAGTTACACAATTTACAACCAAAATAGCGGACAAATTCTTAGAATTGTTCAAACAACTAATATTCAAGAGCAACTACAAGATGGCGAATCATACATTGATGGCGCAATTGATGATTCTGCTTATTACATTGAAAATGAATCGCCAATAGCAATACCGCCTAAACCTAGCCAATATTCAGTTTTTGATTTCACTACAAAGCAATGGGTTAAAGATCAAACTATGGCTGTTTCTGATGTTTCATCTAAAAGGCAAAGATTGCTTTATGCAAGTGATTGGACTCAATTATCTAATGGCCCTTTAACTACTGCACAACAAGCGGCTTGGGCAACCTATCGGCAAGAATTAAGGAATATTCCGCAGCAATCAGGCTATCCATTCAATGTTGTTTGGCCTGTTGCGCCAATGTAGTCTTATGACTAAAATATCAACCATAAAGGAAGCATAAAAATGGCCTCTCTAATCTATAACTCTTGTCTTAATGACATGGCGACTGGTGCAATTGATTTTGACACCAATTCATTCAAAATTTTGATGGTGACATCTAGTTATGCACCAAATAAAGACACTCACACCAAAAGATCCGATGTGACCAATGAGATCAGTGGAACTGGTTACACTGCTGGCGGTGCTGCTACTGCTGTAACTGTGACCAATGACACAGCCAATGATCGAATTGACATTAATTTTTCTGATGTTTCTTTTACAAGTGCTACTTTAACTGCGGCTGCGGCGGTTATCTACAAAACAACTGGCACTGCTGCGACTGATAATTTGGTCGCGTATTTGGATTTTGGTGGAAATGTGACATCTACAAACGGCACATTTACTGTGGATATTACTTCTCCACTGCGGATTCAAAACTGATATTTTTAGCCACCACCGAGGGTGGCTCGGAGGTTATTTATGGCTTTGATCCTTGCTGATCGCGTTAAGGAATCGACAACCACCACAGGAACTAGTGACTTTGCTCTAGGTGGCGCAATGACTGGTTTTCAAACATTTGCGTCTGCTGTTGGGGCGAATAACACCACCTATTATGCGATCGCGGATGGTGCTGATTGGGAGGTCGGTTTAGGCACTTTGTCCAGTAATGGCCTCACTTTGGCTCGAACCACTGTTTTACAGTCTAGCAACTCAGACACAAAAGTTTCCTTTGCCTCTGGCACAAAACATTTGTTTGTGACTTATCCTGCTGACAAAGCGGTTTCTGACATCACATCAACTGACGCAAGCATTGTTGTTTCTAGGACTGGCAGCATTATTGATTTGGCGGTTTCTGAGGCTTCACCAGCATCAACACTTTTGACAGCAGTCAGAAACACAACTGGTGCGACTTTGACAAAAGGCACTGCTGTTTATATTTCTGGGGCAACTGGACAAAAATCAATAGTCTCAAAAGCACTGGCCACAGGTGACGCAACCTCTGCTCAAACATTGGGCTTGATAACCTCTGATCTAGCAAACAACTCAAATGGTTATGTGACTGTCATTGGCTTATTAAGCAACATTGACACCTCTGCTTATGCAGACGGAGCGCAGTTATATTTAAGCCCAACAACGGCTGGAACATTGACAGCGACAAAGCCTTATGCACCTCAGCATTTGGTTTATGTGGCCATTGTTGAATACGCACACCCAACGCAGGGCAAGTTATTTGTCAAGGTGCAAAACGGCTATGAGATGGATGAGTTGCACAATGTGTCGGCTCAGTCTCCGACAACTGGTCAAACGCTTGTATATAACTCAAGCACAAGCCTATGGGAAAAGAACACTGTCTCATTGACTGTAGGTGTAAATGGAACATTGCCAATCGCTAATGGTGGCTCTGGAACAACTACTGCACAAGGCGCAATCAACGCATTTGCAGGGGCTGTCACTAGCGGTTCTTATTTGCGTGGCAATGGCACAGATGTGGTCATGTCAGCTATTCAAGTTGCTGATGTACCGACATTAAACCAAAACACTACAGGAACAGCATCTAATGTCACAGGTGTTGTGGCTGTAGCTAATGGCGGTACAGGCACAGCAACTCCATCATTGATTGCTGGAACAAACGTCACAATTTCAGGTTCTTTCCCAAATCAAACAATCAATGCTAGTGGCGGTGGAGGTAGTGGAACAGTCACAAGCGTGGCGGCAACAGTCCCATCATTTTTGTCTGTAAGTGGATCGCCAATTACAACAAGCGGCACATTGGCTTTTACTCTTGCATCAACTCCGACTAATGGTCAATTGTTAATTGGTAATGGGACTGGGTTTTCATATTCAACATTGACTGCTGGTAGCAATATCACAATTACGAATTCTTCAGGCGGTATCACTATCGCATCAACTGGTGGTGGAGGATCATCTTCACCCATTCCAAAACTTCTATCTTGGTCAATCGGAGCAATGTAAATGTCGCAAAACACAAACCCTATTTTTCCGCTAATACCTACTAACTCTTGGGTTAGTGGAACAGCCGCAACTGCAGGTACTGCTGGCCTAACAGCCAACACGACCACAGACCTAACTGCTGGCACGATTTACGGTCCGATTAAAACAGCAGGTGCTGTGGAAGGCTCACGGCTTGATTTCATTAAGGTCAGGTCACTTGGCACTAATGTGGCAACTGTTATCCGCATCTGGATCAACAACGGTTCAGTTACTACAACAGCGGCCAACAACGCGCTGTATCTTGAGCGCACCTTGTCTGCAACAACGGTATCGCAAACAGCAGAACAGCCCGACATTATCTTGCCTCTGAACATTAGCTTGGCGGCAGGTTATCGTGTGTACGCTACATTCGGTACAGCAGTAGCGGCAGGGTTTCACCTGACTGCTATTGGCGGGGATTACTAATGTTTACGGGGTTTGCATCCGAGAACACGCCTGCAATACAGGTGTGGGATTTCTTTTCTGCACAAGCATCTACTTCTGCCGATAGAACCGTTTCGCTAACAGATGATTGCGCTCCAATTCAGTATTTTAGAACGGGAGCAGGAACTAACACAATACGCGTTTATTTACCTTCATCACCGCCTGAAGGCAAAGTTATCAGGTTTATTGTTGCCAGATACGGAGGCAACAACCAAGGCGTAAGCATATATTCAAGTGATGCAAGAGATGGAACAGCCGCACAATTTGCCTCTGGTATTTATTACGGCACTCCTGGAAGAATTTTAGAACTTGTATATTGTAAAAATGCAATTTCAGCAGGGGTTGCTGGTAATGCCGAAACTGGATGGCTTTCTCTAACTGAATCGCCCGTATCATCACCCGCCTATCGAGCAGTGGCTCTTTCAAGTTCTAGCGCCACCGCAAACCACGCCATTTCTGCTGGAGCAAATGCTATTGCATCCGGAGCTAATTCAGTGTGTTTGGGAGGCCAGAACGCTACTGCATCTGGAAGTAGTGCTGTATGTATTGGCAACGGAACTTCAAGCGGTTCAAGTTCTGCTGTTGTTGGTGGGTCAAGCAACACGGCAAGCAGTACAAACGCTGTTGTTGTTGGTGGCTCAACCAACCAAGCAACCAACGGCGCTGCTGCTGTTTTGGGCGGGAATAACAATTTAGCAAACTCTGATAGGTCTGTTGTTGTTGGCGGCGCATATGGAACTACAAGATCAATTACTGGTAATTTTGTAGCACCTGCAAGTTATTTCCCGATTGCTGGTCAAATTGGAGTACAACAATCAGCGACTTTAATTCTTGGCCGACAAACCACAGACGCAACTGCAACAAGGCTTGCAAGCGACACTTCTGCGGCAGGAACAACCAACCAAGTCATCCTACCCAACAACAGCGCCTATACATTCCAAGGCACTTGCATAGCCAACGTAACGGCTGGCGGCACTACATCTGGTTGGAAGTTTGAAGGTGTTATTAAGCGAGGCGCTAACGCTGCGTCCACAGCTTTGGTTGCGGCTGTGACTCCAACTGTTATTGCTCAAGACGCTGGTGCTGTTACATGGGTCTTAGCGGTTACTGCTGACACCACCAACGGCGGTATTGCTGTAACAGTTACTGGTGCAGCAGCCACCACAATTCGCTGGGTAGTACAAATCGAAACAACTGAGGTAACTTTCTAATGGCTCTTAAAATCTCTATCCCCACAAGCAACGTAGGCGTTCCATTTACAGACGCATACGCCCGTATCACCAACATCTTTGGCAACAAAGACCAAGTGCAATACCAAGTGTCAGTGTCTGCCAATGCTGACGCAAGGCAAGCAAATGCTCAAGAAGTGGCACAACACGCCTTCTATTGCCCAACTCCACAGGGTAACCTGATGGATGGTCTATATGCTGACCTGAAGTTGCAAGTAGGTTTTGAGGATGCTGAAAACTGCTGACTCCAAAATTAGAAAACTATAAATAATGTTTGGACTTTACGCACTTGGTGAGTTTCCTTTCAGCACAATTTCAGGTGTTGATGCGGTTGCCAGTGCGTCAATTCCATCGGTTTCTGTCACTGCGGTTTCTGTTAACGCAACTGGTGATGCGTTAATTCAGGTTGCTATTTCGACTGATGCTGCTACTGCACCCAATGTCAGTGCTAGTGGTGATGCAAATATTTCTGCTTTGGTTGCCACTGTCACAGCAACTGTTCCAAATGTTTTTGTTTTAGTGGGCATTATTGCCCAAGCAGACATTGGAACTGTTACAACAA